CGATACCGATTTTGCTATTATGGGTGGATAATGCCAAAAGAAACACTCGCATATAATGATGACTTAGTACAAGCTCTTTGTGATTCAATCGCAACAGGAATGTATGTTAATCTCGCTTGCCAATCAGTAGGCATAGGCACATCAACACTTCACGAATGGAAGAAAAAAGGTCAGCAAGGCATAACACCTTATGACAAAGTTTGGAAAAGAATACAGATTGCAGAAGCCAAAGCTATCGAGAGAAGGATTAGAAGAATAGAACAAGCAGGAGAAAGTGGCTCTTGGCAGGCAGACGCTTGGTACTTAGAGAGAAGATACCCACACTTGTTTGGTAAGAGAGATACAGTCGCCATTGAGAATCAAGATAGTCAAGAAGTAAGACTACGTTGGGCAGACGGTAACTTATTAGACAAAGCTCAAGAAGAAGAATTTGTAGAAGGCGAAGTAGTAGAGCCAAAAGGACTAGACAATGGAGAATGAAGATATAAACCAATCGTTTGCTGAGATTATAGAATTTAATAATCTTTGGATAGACGCTTTAGAGATTAACCAAGATTTTGATGACCCAATTCTTAATGAGTTGGTTGACTTTGAAATACCTGCCGTAGTATTTATTCCAATGATTACAGATATGGGACTGATGTATAGCTCACTTCCAATATCTTCTAAAGCATTGGAAACATTTATTACTTGGTTTAAAGCTCAGGAGTAATATGCAATCATCTTTGGATAGTGATGTCTTATCAGGCTTAGATATTCAGTTGCCACCTTTACACTCAGCACAAATGGAAGTTGTAAAGAATATGAAAAGGTTTACTGTTCTCTCAGCAGGAAGGCGTTGGGGTAAGACCAAACTCGGTGTTTGGCTATGTCTCAAATATGCTTGGGAAGGCAAAAGAGCTTGGTGGATTGCACCTTCATACTCAATGACAAATGAAGCGTGGGCAGATTTAAGAAGTATTGGTATCGAATATGGTATCAGAGTAAAAGAAGCAGAGCGAACAATCGTTACTGCTACTGGTGGCTCAGTACAAGTAAGGTCAGCTGATGACCCAATGAAACTCAGAGGTGCAGGTCTTGACTTTGTTGTTTTAGACGAGTGTGCCTTTATGAAGCCACAAACTTGGGCAGAGGTTATCCGACCTGCCCTAACAGAGAAAAAAGGTAGTGCATTTTTTATAAGCACGCCAAAAGGATATAACTTTTTTGAGAAGTTGTACTCAGAAGCAAATATTTTAGATGATTGGGTTAGATTTACATATCCGACAATAACAAACCCAATTATTGACCCTGCCGAGTTAGAAATGGCAAAACAAGAGATAGGAAGTTTTTTATATGCTCAAGAGTACGAAGCTCAATTTATAGAGGCAAGTGGTGGTTTATTTAAAGCCGATTGGTTTGACCATTACAAAATAGAAGAACGAATAGGAATTGACGAGGAAAAAAATGAAAATAGAGAAATTATTTATAAATATAAGGACAAAGAGTGCAGGCTTGAGGACTGCCGTAGATATGCAACTGTTGACCTTGCAACATCAACTAAACAAAGTGCTGACTTCACAGTTATTACTTCGGTGGCAATCACACCTGAAGGCAAGATTCTCATACTGGACATTGACAGACGAAGATTGGAAGCACCTGATTTACTGCCCTTACTACAAAGAAAAGTGGAACAGTTTGACTTGGCGTATGTGGGGATTGAGCGAGCAGGTTACCAGTTGGCGTTTATACAAATGGCTAAAAGAGAAGGGTTGGTTGTAAAGTCGCTTAAGGCAGATAGAGATAAGGTATCAAGAGCTTATCCATTGATTGCAAGAATGGAAGCAGGAGATATATTCTTTCCTAAGAACTCAACGTGGTTTGCTGACGTACAAACAGAGTTGCTAAGGTTTCCCGAAGCAGAACACGACGACATAGTTGACTCTTTGGCATACGCAGTAATAGAATCAAAAGTACGGAAAAGTATAAAAGTTTTGTAATTTAAGTTAAGATATAAGAGCATAGAGTAGTAGTGCCGATAAGGGTTGCGTCCATTACTACTCAAATGCTCGCAAAGAAGGAAAAGTAAATGGCAGAGAGAAGAAGTTTCAGAGAAGTATTCTTTGGACAAACACCTGAGACAAAGAGAAGTACAGGTTACAATTTCTTTAGACAAGGAATTGATAGTAACAATACAAACTTTATACAAGGGTATCAATCATCAGCAGGACAATTTAATGTACAAGGCTTAGGTAATGGTGCTTCTAATTCAGCAGTCGTCTCTTGCTTACAGGTCTTAGGGACTGCCTTCGGAGAAGCTGAACTTAAGATTTATCAAACAAACGAAGTAGGAGAGTTAGACGTACTTCCTAATCATCAACTCTCAATGCTTTTTAAAAGACCTAATCCTTATATGTCAGGAGATGTTGTACAAAACTCTTTAGTACAATCAATGCACGTATCAGGAGACGCTTATCTACTTAAACAAAAGAATGAAGCAGGACAATTAGTCGCTCTTTATCCTCTTATGCCTGAGAACGTTACGCCTAAAGGTAATGATGAGACTTTAATCTCGCATTATGAATATCAAGTAAAGAATGAAAAAGTAATACTTGATAGAGATATGATTGCTCATTTTAGACTTGGACTAGACCCTGAAAACCATAGAAAAGGTTTCTCGCCAGTAAAAACATTACTTAGAGAGATTTATGGAGATGAGAGTGCAGGACAAATGGCTACATCAATCCTCGCTAATATGGGTGTTCCTAGCTTTATGATTACACCAAAAGATGAGTATGGCTTAACAGAAGAAGAAGGAGAAGCTATCTCCAAAGCATTCCAACGTAAGACTGGTGGTCAGAACAAAGGTAAGCCTTTAGTACTATCAGGTGGCGTGAATGTAGAGAAGCTAGCCTTTAGTCCTAAAGACTTAGAGATTGGAGACTTAAGAGAGTCATTCGAGTCTCGTGTATCTTCTGTATTAGGCGTTCCTTCCATAATCGCAGGATTAGAAGTTGGACTTAAGTATGCTACTTACTCTAATGCTAAAACCTTGCGAGAGTTCTTTACAGAACAAAAGCTGATACCTTTATGGGATATGGTCGCACAAGAGATAACACATCAGATACTTAAAGTAGATTATGCTGATTCAGGTAACTTAGAAGCTAGATACGATTATACAGATGTAAGAGCTTTACAATCAGATACAAATGAGATTTACGAGAGAATGAACTTAGCAGTACAAGGTGGTTGGGTTACCGTTGCAGAAGCAAGACAAAGTATTGGTTTACCTACTACACCTGACCAAGATGTCTATTTACTTCCCGAAGGTAAAGTAACTGTACCTGCAAATATGCTTCAAGACTATCAACCTGCGACTATACAACAAGAAGAACAGAGTGTTGAAGTACCCGAAGCGATAAGCCTCGCAAGTATGCAATCTGCTGAGTTAAAGGTAGTACAAGAGATAGACGGAGAGTACTGCGTTATAACAGAGGAAACAGGTCGCAATATGGGTTGTTACCCAACTAAAGAGTTAGCAGAGATACGACTTCGACAGATAGAGAGATTTAGCGATACACCTAAAGCTATGGTAGGTAAAGATGAATTTACTACATTAGATGAAGCCGAAGCTAGAGCAGAGGAACTTGGTTGTAACGGTACACACCAACACGATAAGGACGGTAACACTATCTATATGCCTTGTTCTACACACGCTGAGTATGAACAACGCTTAGAAGATAATGACGCAGACTGAACTAAAAGTATCTGCTCGCATTAAAAAGATACTTGAAGATAAAGTAACAGAACATAACAAAGACAATCCTAAGTACAGGGCAACCTTAAGTATGTTGATATCTTGCTTTAATAGGGGAGTAGGGGCTTATAACACCAATCCACAGTCGGTTAGACCAACAGTTACATCTTCTGACCAATGGGCGTTAGCAAGAGTCAATGGACTCTTATACGCTCTTAGAAACGGTAAATACAAGCGTAAGCCGTATGATACAGACTTGCTACCAAGTAACCACCCTCTAAGCTCTAGGAAAAACCTCGCAATAAATTCTACTCCTACTGCACATACGGTAGATAAGGATAGTAATAAGAGTAAGGATAGTTCTAGTGTATCGTCTACGATACAGTTTCAGGATACTTTAAGTACTGATACAGGGG